GAAGGACGCGACGACGGCCGGGGCCCAGTAGAAGTGCTGGGGGTGGGCCTGGTAGACGGCCCAGAAGCCCGTGGCGACCGCGAGGACGGCATGCGCGGCACCCTTGACCGTGGCGTTGGTCGACGGCTGGGTGAACAGCGCGACGATGGCTGGCAGGGCCAGGCCGACGACGAGGGAAGCCGCGTCGGCGTAGTTGGTGAACATGCTTGTCCTTTACGGGTTGGTGGTTACTGGGTTGGCAGTACGGCATATTGGGGAACCGCTGAAGTGATTCCCAAAGGGGTATTCTCGTCGAGCAGCGTGCGGATGAGGTAACTCCGCTCGACCCGGTTCTCGTAGTAGTAGGAGCGCGTCAGGTTCGCGGTCCCGCCGGTTTCCCAGAGGTAGTCCGCGCCCATCGAGCCGTCGAAGTACGGGCGTACCGCTCCGCCTTCTTCGACCAGGACCCCGTCGGACCAGAAGATGCTCGACTGCCCGGCGGTCATGGTGGTCCGATCAACGAACAGTCCCAAGGTCGTCGTTGATGCGCTCACGTCGAAGGTGACCCACACTGTGCGCCAGCGCTTGTTGCTCGGGTCCGTCTTGGCGCTGCGGAAGGAGACGCTGTTGACCAGGGTTGCGTTGGTCGATGCGTACGGAACGACATCCCCGCAGCCTTGCGCGACGGCGACACGTACGCTCGCCGTGTAGCGGCGCCCCGGGATGAGCCCGTTCAGCGTCCAGTGGCTTCCGCCGTTAAGGGTTCCGGCAGAAGGCACTGTGACCACGCACGAGGAGGTGCCCCGCCAACACATGGCGTCCTGTGCCACGGTGGCGCCATTGAATCCGGTGACCCCCGTAATCCCACTCTCGAAGTTAGGGTTGGCGGCGTAGTTCAACCGTGTCGGCTTGATGACGACCTGGATAGTCCGGGCGTTCTGGTAGGCGCTCGGGCCGGTCGCCCCCAGTGGCAGAGGCTCGAATTGGACTGCGTCCAGGATCTGGTGTTTGTTCGCGGACATGTTGCTGAACTTGAAGCCGACGGACGCGTAGGCCGCCCTCTTCCAGGCGTAACCCTTGCCGGACACCGGGTAGTCCACCGGGCCGGTGAACGCCGCGTACTGGCGCGCGTAGGAGCCCGCAGGGGCGGAGGTAAGCGCACCGCTGGTGACACCGATCCGGGCCATGGCCGGGTCGATGCCCTGGTACGGGTAGTGGGCGAAGTCCTTGAATGCTGCCGCCGGGGCCCTGACGCCCGCCTTGATGTTGCCCTGGATGACGACCTGTCCGGCCATCGGAGTAACCAGATTGGGGCGCGGGATCTTGATGGCGAGGGAGCCGTCGATCCTGGCTTCGCCGCTGATGATCGGGCCGTACACCGGGTAGCGCTTGATGACGATGGAGCCGGAGACACCGAAGACGGGAGCGAAGTCGTCGTCGTTGACGAACGTGATCATTTTGGACATCAGGTGACCGCCATTCCGACCTTGGTGGCGGTGCTGAACGTCGCGTTGGTGATCGAAAGCACCTGGACTCCGTTCCTCTGCACGGCGATGTTGGACCCGGAGAAGGCAACCGTGATCCGGTCACCGTCCAGGAAGGTCTGGGAGTAGTTGAAGGTTGAGGTGGCCGTGCCGGACTGGATCAGGTGCAGGGCCGTGCGCCCGGCCCGCCAGTAGTTGGTCGAGTCCTGGAGCCGGAAGACGGCGCCCTGCTTGAGGGTGTTGCCGGGGTTTGTCAGGAACGTCGCTGAGATGGTGCCGTCGGCGTGGCCGGGGATCGTGGCGATCGAAGCCGTGGCGCCAACCGGGTAGGCCGAGCCTGCCCCGTAGCCGCCGGAGGTCCACTGCCCCTGTGTCTCCGTCCAGGAGGCACCGCCGAGGTCCGTGGTGCGGGTGGTCCAGTCAGCCCAGCCCTGGGTGAAGGAGTCGAAGACGTTGTAGGCGGGCACAGCGTCGGCGTACAGCGAGGTGATCAGCGCGCCGTGGGAGTCGTAGTACTCGATGAACGGGTACACCGCGACCTGCTCGCCGGAGTAGGCCTGGGTGTAGCCGGACAGGCACATCTGGACACGCTCGTCATACGCCAGAGGCTGCCACTGTCCGTTCGCGGTCGCGGTGCTCGGCGGGGTGACGTTGCTGCTCGCGGTGAGCGCCTGGTAGGTGCGGCCGTGGAAGATCACCAGGTCGCCCGGCTGGTAGTAGGTGTTGTTGTCCCAGTCCTGGTAGGCGTACGGCAGCGGGATGCCCCACAGCACAGGCTGCTGCGGATCCATCGAGGACTGGCCGGAGATCTTGCCGACCGAGCGCACACCCATCGTGGCGGCAGTCCCGCCGGAGGAGGTGTTGCGAACCCACAGGGCGTTCCCGGCCTTGTCGTTGGGGTCGGTCGGGTTCTGCACGCCGATGCCCACCAGGACGCCGTTGGTGCCCGGGGTGACACCTGCGGTGTAGGAGATCTCCTCCCACCCCGCGACGTGTCCGTTGGCGTCGACCAGGGTGGAGTCGGTGCCGTAGGCGACGACGTTCCAGTAGGTGTTGTTGGTGTTCGAGCCGGAGGGGGCCTGGGCCTGGCCGTAGGCGCCGCTGCTGTTCGCCTGGTAGAGGTACGAGCCGAACGCGATCTTCTCTCCGGAGGCGTAGTTCACCCCGGCGTCCCACTGTGGGAAGGAGGGGTGGTCGAAGTCGGCCTGGTCGTCGGACAGCATGAGGTTCGAGCCGAGACGCAGGTCGGCGTCGTAGCCGGTGGTCTCTGAGATGACGCTGCGGATCTGCTCCAGGGTGCCCTTCTGGCGCCCGAGGGTGGCCGCGTCCCGCACACGCTGCCGGAACAGGTAGGCGGGCGTGGACGCCTCGTACTGGATGCCGAACTGGGCAGCCATCTGAGCGATGTTGTCGAACCGCGTGCGCATGGCGTCGTTGGCGTACCGGTTCGAGTCGTAGTAGCTCTTTACGATGTCGAAGCCGAAGCCGAAGATCGACAGGAACGGCTCCAGGTCCGGGTTCAGGGTGTTGGAGTCGTCGGTGACGTTGTTGCCGTGCTTGACGTTGATCTTGTAGAAGTCGGGGACCAGCGAGTAGAGCAGGTCCGTGTACCCGTTGTTCTTCGGCATGAGGGTGGAGACGGTTCCTGCGCGGCTCCACTGGCCGGAGGCGCTGATGAAGATCGTGTAGTACAGCCAGTGTCCGCCGACAACTCCCTTGTCGATGAAGGACGTTGCTGTGTGGGACTGGTTGATCAGGATGTCGCCGTCGTTCTCGTTGACCGCCCATCCGTACCTGTTGCGGATCAGGCGCAGGGTGTCCCACTGTCCGGCCGGGGCCTTCCAGTCCAGGAGCACCGAGGTGTAGTCCACGGGCGTGGCTGTGAACGGGCTGACGTCGAACTCAGGGTGGACGTCAGTCCCGTACTGCGACAGCCCGTAGAAGGAGATGCCGTATGTGCCCACGGGATCACGCCTCCCGCAGCATGGCGGCGCTCAGTTGCAGGCTCTGGAGCGACAGCGTCTTGCCCTTGAGGGGGTGGTAGACGGACAGGTCGATGGTCTTGCCTGCGCCGACCCATCCCTGCCAGCCGATGTGCATGTGGGTGTTGCCGTCGGAGACTGGCTGGAGGTCCTGGGACATGATGGTCGACTTGCCCACGGCGATGTTGATCTGCCGGTCGGCTCCGCCCGCGTTGGCGCCCTTGGCGTTGTACCAGAGCACCCGACCGAAGACGATCCACCAGCCGCTGCGGTTGGCGGTGATCGAGTGGCCGTTGAACAGCCCCTCGGGGTCCTGCGCGGCGGACGGCTTGGCGAAGGTGATGAACTTGGTTGCGTCACCCTTGACGGTGTCGGCGGACTTGGACAGGAAGCAGGCAGGCATGCCCTTGCCACGCTGCACCGCGTCCAGCCGAGAGGCTACCGAGGACCAGGAGTTGGTCTTCATCTTGAGCGCGGTGTCCTGGTGCGGGTTGATGCCCAGGGTCTGCTGGATGGCCACGACCTCGTCCTGAAGGTTGTTCACGTGGCTGGCGTCGATGTCCTCGACGAGGTTCTTGTGGACGGTGAAACTCTTGTACTGATGTGGGTAGACGGCGGCCATCAGCCGATCCCTCCGGTCATGGTTACGTTGGAGATATTTCCGACCTTCGGGATCTCCCAGGCGCGGAAGACAACGTCGGCGGTGCCGGTCTGCGCGGCGTCCGCGCGGGCGATCATGCGGATGTCGACGTAGCGCACGCCGTCCACCGCGAGCAGTGCCTTGTAGAAGTCCGAGAGCGTCAGCCGCATACCGAAGTCGACGGCTGCGAACGAGAGCATGTTCTTGAGGGCCTGCTGCACGTCGTAGAGGACGGAGGCCCGGGAGTAACGGGGCCAGCACTCGATGACGATGGGGTTGGCGGACGTGCCGATGTTCACGCCGATCACGGAGGGGCCCGCGACGGTGACTGTGGCGCCTGCCAGGGCCTTGGCCTGGAGCGTGGACTGCACGGCCTGGAGGTTCTTGGTGCTTGGCTGGCCGCCGTCCGCTCCGACGACGTACACGGAGACGCTGGTGTAGGTCGAGGCGACTGCCTTGGCCCGGACGATGCCGGGGATGGTCAGCGCCAGGTCGGAGAAGTCCTGGAGGGTGACGCAGCGGTCCTGACTGCGGAAGATCCTCGGGGCATTGGCCCGGATCTGGTCGTTGGTCTCGGGGTCCGCACCGCCGGTCATGGCCGAGGAGAGTGCGGCGCCGCTGGAGTTCTGGGCGATGGTGACGCCGGGCAGGTCCGAGGAGGCGATGGCGTTGACCACGCCTGCATTGACGTTGCCGACCGAGCCGCCACCGACGCGGTAGGTCGCGTAGATGGTCAACTGGCTGTTGGGGATGGCGCCGTTGATGTTGTCGCCGAAGCGGATCCACGTTGCCCCGGAGTCGTCCAGGAACGTGGTGAACACCTTGTCTTCCGGGTCGGCGTCCACCAGGTAGTTGATGTACGTCCACTCGGTCGCGGCGTTGACGTCGTCCACGAATACCTGGGTGGTGCCATTGATGACCGGCACGTCTGGGAGCCGGAACTCCTGCACGGGCAGGCCCGAGCTGGTGCCGACGTTGACCTGGCTGCGGGTGACGCCCTGGGTGACCGAGACCGTGGACTTGCCACCGTTGACCGGCACCAGGATGTCGGAGTCGGTCTCGTAGGTGACCGGGCTGTCGATGGTGTCGATGTAGTCGGTGACGACCTGGGTGCCAGCAGGCACCAGGACAGCCGGTCCGGGGTTGGACGTCTGGAAGGTGACCGTGCCGGTGGCCGGGACGCCGTTGCTCGGGCTGTAGCCGAGCAGGTCCGCGATCTGGAGCAGGGACAGGCGCTGGGTCGCGGTCGGCAGGAAGGCCTCCTGCTGGAGCCGGTCGCCGTAGTAGGAGAGGCTGTCCCCGAGGTAGGAGAACAGCTCGACCATGAGCACGCCGAAGTCACCCTCCGAGCCAGGTACCCACTGCGGGTAGGCGCGGGCGGCGAAGTCGAGCAGCGAGGCCTTGAAGCCCTCGTAGTCCCGACTGGTGTAGTCGATAGCCGGTACGTCAGCCACTGATGACCTCGCTTACGGTGCCGCCCACACGCACCACAGCGGTGTTGGTCTGGAGCGACAGGCTGGATGGGGACGCCCCGGACTCGCGGCGCATGTAGTCGACCTCGATACGCGCGAGCGACATCTGGGAGGCGTCCGGGATAGGGGTGGCCCTCTGGAGAAGCACGCCGGGCTCGTACCTGTCGAATGCAGAGGTCACGGCGCGGCTGATTTCCTGCGCGACAAAGGTCGCGTCAGGGTCGAAAAGCAGATCGGCCACCGGGACTCCATAGTCCGGGAGCATGACCCGCTCCCCCGGCTGCGTGCCGACGAGCGCATTGACATGCTGAGCGATCTGCCTGTCGGGATTCGTCTCGACGGCGATCTTCCCGTCGGACGCGAGTCGAAATGGAACTGCTATCTCGGTAGGCATGCTTGCATTCTCCCAGGAATGCCTACCGAGATAGCAGTTCCGTTCTCAGATCAGAAACCCGGGAACGCTATGGCAGCGTCCGCCACAATCTGGTTGTTCTCTGCGGCTACCTCCGCGTCGATCTGGTGCCGGGCGGCGTTGTAGTCCTGAGCGGCCTGGTTGTAGAGCGGCGTGGCAGCGTTCTGGTTGACGTTCTGCTCCCAACTCTGCCAGTTGTCCTTGACGTAGGCCTTGAACGCGTACTCCAGGAGTTCCTGATCTCCCAACTGAGAGTCGACGTAGATGCCGTGGAAGGACGCGGCCACACGGGGCCAGTACTCGTCGGGAATGGAGATCGTGATGTCGGTCATTAAAGGGACGTCCTCACTTGGTGTAGGTAATGCGCAACTGCGGCGGGTGGGTGTCTCCGACACCGTTGAAGATTCCGTAGTAGGTCTTGTCGGTGCTGGATCCGAGGTCTCCGCCGAGCGTGATTCCACGATAAGGGGTCGCGGAGTTCCAACCTGAATTCCAGGACGACGGAAGGGTTACCCACTTGCCTGCACCAACCGGCCACGATGCAACAGTCAGGTTGTTGCTGGAGGCCATTCCGGTCGCAACGCCGGTCTGGGTGTGCACGCCGATATGCGCGGTACCGCCACCGTTGTAGTACCAGTGGTTGGCGTACAGGTAGACCTCGACCTTGGAGATCTTCGCCGTGGATCCCATATCGGTGAACGGCTGGGTGCCGAACCCGACCATCGACTTCTGCGTGCCCCAGGTGCCGGAGTAGTAGCCCTGGTACATCGTGCCGTCGGTGTTGCCTGCGTTGCCGAACCGGCGGGACCACACCGCGTTGTAGGTCTTGGTGTACGTCTTGGTGGCCGTGACAACCGCGCCACCTGTGTTGTACACACCGTTCTCCGGCAGGGCTGGGCCGATGTCCTCGACGTAGAAGTCCGAAGACTGCGTCGTCGAGTAGTTACGCATCCCCCACCCGGTGGGAGCCCCTGCGTGGATGCGGCCGACCCACAGAATCCGGTGCTCCCCAGGCGCCAGGCCCGTGCTGGACGCATACAGACCACCCGGGTCGGAGGAGCACACGATGACGCCCTCGACGACACCAGTGAAGTCGCTTCCCGTGCCGTCGTAAGAGACCGCGAACGACCGGGCGATTGCTGTGTCCGTGACCTTCGGGCTGGCGCCGTTCGGGGTGATGATGGTGCACCCGTTCAGTGACATGGTCGTGCCGGACACATTGATGGCGGTCTCCAACTCGGCCGAAGTACCGCTGGTGCCTCCTGTGAAGTCGAACTGTGAGCGGCCCACGATCCGGTACATGCGTCCCTCGACGGCCGTGAACGACAACTCGATCAGTCCGAACGACGCATCTGGATTAGTGCCCGCGACCTTCGTGTAGTAGGTCTGGTTGCCCTGGGCGTCGTTGGCGGGCCGCAAGGTCCAGCCTCGCTCGTACGTGACCATCCCCCACGGCATGTTCCACAGCAGGTCAGAGAGTTCCTTGCCCTGGTACCAGATCTGTCCGGTGGGGTCGTCACTAGCCGTGCCAGCAGGCCGCTGCGGGGTCCATACGGAGTTGAAGGTACCGACGCCGTTGGAGTCGATGGCCGCCGCACCGCCTGCGAAAGTCGCGTGCGCGTTGTCCGTGGTCAGTTCGGTGGCCAGCGTGCCGTCTTCGGCGAACAGCCGGATGCCGCCTGCGGAGATGTCCGTGGCGCCATACCCCTGACGCATGACGATGATGTCGTCCACGCAGATGTAGGAGAAGGCCGTGGTCGACAGTCCGAATGAGCCGGGGTTCAACTGCTGGAAGGAGACCCGTCCCCACACCGCGCCGGTCGGGATGGTGACCTCGAAGATGTCTTCCGTGTAGGACGCGGCGTTGTAAGTCAGGTCGTTGGCGCTGGCCATCTGATCGGTCCAGGTGACCTTGTCCGGGCTCGTCTCGAACGTGACGTGGAGGTGACCGATGCCGTAGTACCAGTACCGGAACATGTACTGCGAGCCAGCGACGACCGGGAAGGGGGTGCAGGTGGCCGTCGCGGTACCGGTGTTCTTCACCCCGAGGGCGAGCTTGCCCTGTCCCGAGCGCGCCGGGTATCCGCCTTCGCCGACCTCGATCTTGGCCGCCGTGGTGGCCAAGGTGTTGTCACTCTGGGCAAGGGTCCATCCGGTCTTGGAGGTGTCCTCCAGACCGCCGTTGGTCACCAGGTTTCCGGTGAGCGTGCCCAGGGTGAGGTGCTGCGCGGCGACGTTGCCGAGGTTGATGTTGCTGGAGCCCACCTGGCCGGTCTCGACGACCTCGATGGTGAAGACGTCGAGTTCGGCGGTGCCCGAGCCACCCGTGTAGTTGAGGTACAGGCTGGGGCTGATGTACTTCACGTTCTGGTGAAGCCTCATGGGTGAGGTCGGGTTGGGGTTGGGACCGGCATCTCCGGTCGTGGCGGTGCCCTTGATGTAGCCGGTGTACGTGATCCACCCGGAGCCCGTGGTCAGCGCGGTGGCCCTGACGGCGGCGTAGGCCTGGCTGCCCGTGCTGGCGGCGCCGGTGATGTTGACAAAGGTCACACCGTCGGCTGCGATGCCGGTGACACCTGCGTAGAGGGTCTGGTTGGTGCCCGGGGTGGAGTTGTCAACGGTCTGCCGCACCCGGACGGTAACGCGGTAGGTCACGCCCGGGTCGAAGGGTATGAGCAGGTCCGGTCGGTAGGCGCCCTGGATGTAGCCGACGCACCGCATGACGTGCCCACCGGAGGCCGCGTCGGAGACAGCGACCGTGGTCATAGTGCCGGTACCGCTTGGGCCGTTGACCCACTTGCTCGCCTGGTTGCCGAAGTCGTAGAACTTCTGGCCGACGGTGCCCTGCAATCCCGCGCTCAGTTTGTCGACGGTCAGCGTCCCGGCCTTGATGCTGCTCGCGTCCAGGTTGGTCACAGAGACCAGGGAGGCGTCGAGCGTGCCGGTCTTGATCGAGCCGCCGTTGATCGTGGTCGTGGTCGGGATGGTGCCGTTGCTCAACTGCCCGGCTGGGACGCTGACGCCAGCGCCGATAGAGCCGGTGACTGTGCCCGCGTTCGTGGCGGTGGTCGCGGACGTGGCCGAGGTGGCGCTGGCCACCGCGCCGTTCACGTTCCCGCCGGAGATCACCAGGCTCGTCGCGTCGATCTGGGTTGCGGTCAACTTACCGACGGTGATCTTGGACGCGTCGATGCTGGCGATGACACCGCTCTGGGCGGTGATCGTTCCGGCTGCCATCTGGTTGGCCGTGATCGTGTTCGCCGCGATCTGGTTGGCCGTGATGGTGTTGGCTGCCAGCCGGTCGCCCGTGATGGACCCGGCCAGGATCTGCGTGGCGGTGAGCGTCCCCGAGGTGATCTTCGAGGCGTCCAGGGATCCGGTCGCGATCCGCGCGGCGTTGAGCGTGCCCGCGTTGATCTTGCCCGCGTCGAGGTTGGCGATCTTGGCGTTGTTGATGGCCGCGTCGGCGATCTGCGCAGTGCCGACTGCGAGGTTGGCGATCTTCGCCGTGCCGATCGTGGCATCGGCGATCTGCGCGCCGGTTACGGCGTTGTTGGCGATGTTGATCGTGCCGACCGCGAGGGCGGCCAGCTTCCCGGCTTCGATTGCACCGTTGGCGACGGCCTGCGCCGTGACCGCGTTGGCGGCCAGCTTGGTGTCGTCGATGGCGCCGACCGCGATCTTCGCTGCGGTCAGTTGGCCGTCGAGGATGTCCTGAGCGACGGCCTGCTTGGGGGTACCCGTCGCCGAAGCGGACGGCGTGGAAGCGACGCCCACCTTGGAGTACGCGACCAGCCGGTAGTAGTAGGCCGTCGCGTAGTTCTGTATGGAGTCGTACAGGAAGTCCGGACCGGTCAAGGTGCCGACAACGACCGGGGCTGGGAACGCCGAGTTGGTGTCCCGCTGCACCTGTACGTGGTCGAAGATCGCGGGCATGAGGGTGCCCGTGGTGTCCCGGCCGTCCCAGGTAACGCGCAGGCCTCCGAGTACGCCAAGCACCACCGGGGTGCTCGGGAGCGGAGGCGGGGACGAGGACGACGCCGTGATGATGTCGTCGCTCGCCCACAGCGAGGCGTTGCTGGCCTTGTCGACGGCCTGGACGCGGACGAAGAAGTCCGCGCCGGTATGAAGCGTGTCGAAGACGATCAGGGTGTCCTCGGTGGCCACTCCTCCGCCCCAGTTCGTCCCGTCGTAGGACGTCTGGACGAGGTAGTGCGACAGGTCCACCAGGTTCGTGCCGTCCTGGTTCTCCGTCGGCGGGGTCCACATCGCCGTCACCCTGGCCTGGGTGATGCCCTCGTCGGTCACGTACTGCACCGTGGTGAGGTTGAGCGCGGTCGGCTCCTTCGGCGGGAGGCTGTCTGCACCGCCACCTGAGCCGATCTCATCGACCTGGTCCTGGACCGCCTTGATGCCCAGCGGGGAGTAGACCGGCTTGGTGATGTCTCCGCCGGAGAACTGCACCCATACCGTCTGGCCGACGGGCGGCACGGTATTGGTGGGCGAGGAAGGAACGGACCAGGCGCTCTCCGCGTTGCCCAGGACCTGCGGGATAAGCAGGGTGACCCGGGCCTCGTTGAGAGGGTCCTGGTTATTGGCGACGCTCGCCCGGTACAGGCCCACAATGGGCTCAGCCGACATTGATATCCTCCAGAAGACTCGACTCCCAGAACTGCCGATTTCTCAGGACAGCCGGGACGGTGTCGAATTTGAAACGCTTGTTCGCGTCGCTACGAAATGTTACCGAGTAAGGCTGGTCTCTTTCTGCATCGACGGTTGTGGTGAACACCCATCCCGAGTTGCTCTTGTCCCGGTTGATGACGTGTTTGGTGCCGGTAACCATCCAGCGGCCCGTGCGGTCCGAGGAAATGGAATTGCCGGTGACCGCGACCAGTGATCCCGGGGTGATCTTTGCCGTTCCGTACAGCGTGGCCTGCATGGTGATCCAGCCCCGGGAAGCCAGCGTGCGGGCCTCCATAAGGGCCTGCGCGTCTGCGTAGTTGTCGACGGCCCTGGCGGTCGATATGGAATTGAGGAATGCAGCCGTCCCGGTATTCGCCGTGGACGACGCCTTGATGACCCGCCCGGTCTTCGCGTCCAGCCCGGAAATGCTGCTGGTGCCCGTCGTCCCGTTCTCGCGGGGAACCATGGTGCCCGTCAGGATCGACAACTCCCGGAGGGTGTCCATAACCCCGGGCTGCTGGTTCTTGGAGAACACGGGGATGTTCTGCGCGCTCTGGCCCAGAAGGAGAATGCGCGGGTCGAGGAAGTAAAGAGTGGTCCCTTCCACCCAGAACCGGAATCCGACTTCGTCCGCCAGGTCCTGGAGGAGTTTGAAGTCGCTCTGCCCGCTCTGTGCCCAGTAGGTGAGCCGCCGGGCGGACGGGGAGATGACGGTGCGCAGCCCGTTCTGACGGCCCACCTGGCGGGCGATGGAGGTGGGGCTGACGTTCTTCCACGACCGGGTCCGCTGGATGTTCAGCGGCAGGGTGGTGCCGATGCACACGTACCGCGTGGTGACCGTCTGGCTGCTGCCGCTGGCCAGGACGCTGGAGTGATGCACGTAGCCGTACCAGCGCACGATGTCGTTGGGGCTGCGGCCGTAGTCGAGCACCACGGGGGCCAGCTCGGGGTAGGCCGAGCTGGTGGCGCTGGTCGTGACGTCCACGATCGCCATGGAGTGCACGCCGTAGCCCTCGCGGACTTCGACGCGCTTGATGAGGTTGTTGATGCGCCTGCCGGAGATGGTCAGGTTGGTTACCGGCGTCGACTCAGGCATTCGGGATCCTGATGATCTGGCCCGGCGTAAGGACGGTCCAGTCCAAGACCTCGGGGTTGGCGTCGGCGATGTGCCACCACAGCCGGGCGTCGCCGAAGTACTGCACGGCGAGCAGGTCGATACGGTCGGAGCCGTTCAACTGGTGGTAGGTGAAGTTGAATGCCCACTCCCGCTGCTGGGACGGCACGAGGGTCAGGTTCGTACCGCGCCCGGAGGCGACCAGGGTGAGCGTGGAATCTGCATAGCGGGAATCGGCGGAGATCATCGTCCGGCCTTTCCGTTTGCACCCTTGGCGAATTCGTCCGGGGTCAGTCCTGCCGGGAGCCTGCCGAAGGACACGAACTCCCCGCCGCCCTTTGGCTTCGGGAGCAACTGCATGCTGATGGACACCTGGCAGCGGGACGGAATCATCTGCTGCGTCCAGTGGGTGTACTGGATTTCGAGGTCCTGGATGACCCCGTAGTAATTCAGGGTGTCGCCGACGACGAGGTAGACCGGGACGTAGAGCATGGGACCGGCCGCGTCGAAACTGAACTGACCCTTTCGGAAGGACTTCGTGGAGTCGCCCTTGGCGTCCGTCCCCTCACCGGTTACCGCTACCGACGCGGAGATACCGGTGATCTTGTAGAGCATGGAGATGTCCCAGCCCACACCGAGAGCGGGCACGAATACGTTCTCGGCGCCGGTCACCCGGGAGGAGTCCCACATCTCGTAGGTCCGGTCGAACAGCAGGCTGAACTGGACCGTCTGCTGCAACGGCATAAGGAAGTCCTTTGCCGTCACGTCGTTCGGGTTCAGTGCGTTGTCGTCCGCCTGCACCGCTGAGTTCACGGAGTGCGAGACGTTCAGGACGCTCGGGTTGTAAAGGAAGTTGCACCGGTAGCGCACTCCGTCGACCGGCTTTTCCTGGATGATGAAGCCACGGCTCAACTTCTTCCCGCCGCCCACGAGGGACTGGAGGCCGGGGAGTTTCGTTATCCGTGGGTCGAAGGAGCCGTTGTCCTGGATCCGCGAAGCCATCAGACACCCACCGCAAACTCGAAGCGGTCGGTGTCCTGGAGGCGGGGCCCAGGGCCCCAGGTATGAAGTCGGTCAGTGAAAGCCATTAGTTACCTGCCGCGATGAGATTGATCCGGTTGTCCTCGGCGATGGCCTGCATGAACTGCTGGGCAGCATCCCGGGCCGAGCGCTGGTCCATGACGCCCTGTACCTGCACGGTGATCGCGCCGGAGTGGAAGTTCAGGGTGGGCGAGGCGCCCTTGGTATGAAGCCCGCCGACGCTGGCCATGGCGTTGTTCCCGGCCAGGACGTTACGAAGGGCCTCGGCCTGGTAGGCGGGGATGATCATCTCGCCCTTGTGGATGCGGGCCGTCTGGTCCACGTCCACGTTGGTCGAGCCGATCGCGTATCCCTTGTAACCACCGCCGTTGTTCATGCTCTTGATGCCCGGCGTATTCGCCAGCGAGCCGTAGCGGGAATCCGCGTAACGGACACCGGCAATGATGTTGTCGACCGGGTTCCAAATGTCCTTGTGGCCCTTGATCGAGTAGTGATTGAACGTCGAATCGATGGTCTGCATAATGCCCTTGGACGGGTGACCGGCCTTGGCATTGCTGTCTGTCAGGTTGATGGCGTGGGGGTTACCGCCGGACTCGTGCATGATCATCGTGTTGACGATCCGCTCGTTGGACGACGAGTCCTGCTTGATGAGCCCGAGAGCGGACTTGATCCACTTCGCGACGTTCCCCTTGGGCATCGGGCCGGTCGGAGCGCCGTTGTCGCTCTTCTTGTCCTTGCCCTGCCCGTCACCCACGCCGGAGCCGACGTTGGCCGCACCGATGGAGGAGATCCCGGACGCGATGGCGTCGGCCTCCTCGGTGGACCCGTAACTGCCGACGTCCCCGCCGAAGCCCATGGTGGACAGGCGGTTGTCGGAGGAACCAGCGGTGTCCGCGTTGTCGTCGGACAGGTCGCCCATGTTGCCGACCGAGCCCAGGATCCGGCGTGCGTTGGTGAACTCGCTCGGACGGTAGGAGCGGACGCGAACCACAGCGCCCGTGTGCGGCGCCTCAATGATCTTGCCGTTGCCTATGCACATCACGACGTGATGTGCGGGGTTCCCGTTGAAGAGCAGGTCGCCTGCACGGACCTCGGAGAGTTTCACTGCCGAGCCGGTCTTCTGCTGCTGCGCGGCCGTGCGGGGAACCGACACACCGATCTGCCGGAACGAGTACTGGATCAGGCCGGAGCAGTCGAAGCCCTTGGGGGTGCTGCCACCCCACACGTACTTCACGCCGAGGTACTTCATGGCGACCTTGATGACGGCAGCGGCCGTCTTACCTGCGCCCTGGGTACCGGTGGCCTTCGACCCGGACTTGCCCGAGCCTCCTGTGGCGGCCGAGGCGTTGCTCTCTCCGGCACCACCGAAGATGCCGATACCGGCGCCGACTGCACCACCGATCACAGCACCGACACCGGTACCGAGGACGGGGATGACGGAGCCGATAGCAGCGCCGGTCAGCGCGCCCGTGGCGGTGTCCACGCCGACGTGACTCCACTTGTTGGCTGTCTTGCCCTTGACGTGCTTGTCGACCAACTGGGAGCCGAAGTGGTGGGTGCCCCATGCGGCCAGGCCGAAGCCACCCGCTGCACCCAGGGCGGCGCCGGACAGGTCCAGTGCTCCGGCCGCAGTGGCGGAACCTATAGCGCCTCTGGCGGCGCCCAGGATGCCGCCTCCACTACTTCCGCCCATGCCAGCGAGACGGCCCGCGCTGGCCAGGCCACGCGCAGCACCGTAGGCGCCGATACCGCTGCTGAGGCTGGAGCCCAGCAGGGAGCCAGCGCCACCGCCCCAGCCCAGGAGTGTGTCCGCACCCGAGGACTTGAGAACGCTCTGGAGGGCTGTGGAGAACTTGTCCAACCAGTCCGTCGCAGTCTGGAGACCTTCAGTGAAGGCATCGTTGGTGTTGACGTCCTGGTTCCGCAGGGTGCCTGCACGCGTCATCAGGGAGTTGGCCGACGATCCGCCGATGCCCATCTTCCCGAGCGCGCTCTGAGCGGCGTTCTTCTTCTCCTGCGTGGATCCGCTGTCGCGCTGGTTGGCGAGGCTGGTGTACGTCTGCGCAGTACCTCCGTGGATCTGCGCGAGCATCATGCCCTTGAGTTCACCCTTGACCAGTTGCAAGGTGTTCGCGTCCAGGCCCCAGGAGTTCAGCGACTGGTTCAGACCCGAGCCCGGGTCGTCGAGAGTCGCCGACAACTGTGCGTTGGACTTGACCCGCTTGAGTTCCGGGAACCGCTGGAAGATCTGCTGAGCGATCTGGCGCGGGCTCTGCTTCGTACCGCCCTTGATCGTCTGAATGCCCATGCCGCGCAACGTGTTGTACGTCGGCGCGCTCCACGCTGCGGCAGTGCCCTGGGCACGCTGCGCCTCGGACATGCCCGGGTTCATGTAGCCCGAGGTGCCCTTGACGTAGTTCCAGTTCGTATTGAAGTTCGCGGAGCCGGGCGACATGCCCATCTGCGCAAGAGTGCCGTAGGCCTGCCCTGCGTCCTGGGTGGACGTGGCGGTGAAGTTGTTCTTGAAGGCCTGGTCCCGCAGGGTGTGCCAGGACTGGGACGAGTACTGGGCCGCCTGGTAGGCGGTCGTCTGCATCATGACCTGGTCGGGCAACTGCTTCTGGCCCCAGGCGACAGCGGTGGTGAGACCGCTCTTTAGTGTGTGCGGGCTCCTCCGGCCGCCGTTGTTGGTCGCGCCACCGCCCTGACTGGTAGTGCCCGAGCCACCGGATCCGCCGGAACTACCGGAGCCGCCGTTGTTGGCTGCGCCGCCACCCTGCGAGCCGTTGTTGGAGAAGCGGATGGAGCCACCGTTGCCGCCACCACCGTTCCGCGACATGTGGTAGTTGCTGGTGCCGTTCCATACGTCACCGACCGCGAGGCCGAGCCCCCGGCTGCGGGACATACCCCCGATACCGGAACTCACGCCCTGGAGACCCCTGTTGAGGTCCGTCACGGTACGCGCGAGGGCAGAGATCGCGTCCTGGGCCTTGTTCCATCCCAAGAGCGGTCCCTGCCCCGCCACAGTACTCTCAGCCATTTTCCGCCTCAGCCATTCGCCTATGTCGCTGCGCCTTGAACCACTTCACCCAGTGAAGACGTTCGCGCACGGTCAACCGGCGAATCTCGCTGAGGCTCCATGCCGGACTTAGTTCAACTAGTTGCTCGTATTCAAAGTACGTGTCGTGGTAATTACAGGCCCTGAAACAGATCCCCCGCACTGATATAGAGGGGGACCTCCTTTCCACACACATCGTGTGTGAACTTGACCTCATTGTACTGAGGGCCAGGCTGCTTCTTCTCAATCGCGTCGAGGATGGCCTTACGGTCAATGATGCCCATGGAGCGGGCGAAGTCGGGATTACCGGTGACGGCATTCTCGGAGCCATCCGCCTCGACCACGGAAATGAGGCAGCGGGAAAGCAGGAGGGTGTTCTGCTCGGACTCGGTGGTGCGCTCGACAACGGCGAGGATCGCGTCCTGGTCGGCGCCGACGGGCAGCCGGACGAAGGCCTTTCGGCCCCGGCGGAGTTCGACTTCGAAGATGCGCTGGGACGGGTCGTCCAGGCGCCGGATGGGGATCTCGTCGAGGGTGACGGAGAGGCGGAACTCCTCGCCGCAGTGAGGGCAGGAGAAGCGGTCCCACACGATCTCGTCGCCGTAGGTCGCGCGCCGGATCTCCAGGAGCAGGGCGTCGCGGTCGCCGAGCAGGAGGTTGCCCAGGAGAGCGGTGGCTGCCTTCTCGTCGCCCACCGAGACGGTGCCGGAGGTGAGCAGGGTGGAGATGAACTTGGCGATGCCGCCCTGGCGTGCCTTGGTGATTGCCTCTTCGTCCGCGCCGGTCAGTTCTCGGACCTCGGCGTCGTAACGGGTGCTGGCGAAGTCGTTGCCCAGAACATAGCCACCCGGCAGGCGGAAATTGCCACCTGCCGGGAAGGCGATGTTGGGCTTCTTGACCTCGGCGCCCTCGGAGAGCAGAGCCGCAATGGCGGAGTTTGCTGCACCAGGGTTCGCAAGGGGGTTGGAGAACCCCTCGGTATGAAGGTCGTTAGCCACTGGTTTTGCTCCTAGTCGAGTTTCGGGAATCCGCTATTAGAAACTAACGGAAGAGGACCCGACACTGTTAGCCAACTTGAACTCGAAGCCCTCGTGGGCGAGGGTCATCTGCTGGACGATGATCGCGTTGGCGCCCGCGTCCAGGTCCGAGAAAGCCACCGCCGTCGGCCACGCGTTGTACACGCGGAATGCAGCCTTGGCGGGAGTGGAGCCGGAAGTCACCGGGTGGTCGAGCACCTTGATGTCGACCATGTGCCGGAATTCCGCTCCGGCCTTTCCGTTGCCGGTGCCCTGGAGGACGGTGAACAACTGCCGCATCCAGTCCATCATCTGGCTGTCGCCGACCGCGAGGCCCTTGGACAGCGTGATGGGGGCAAAGTCGGACTGACCGGGCATCTTCTGCGTTGTCGTGTTCATTCCACCCTCACGGTATGGAATGACCTCAGTCGTGACGTTCAGCCCCGAAACGGACATGAAGCCCATGCGGGCGAAGCCCTTGATCCCCGGGTGCTGGATCTGCACCTGGAACTTGAAGTTCCTCAAGGGATCGCTGGCGATGTGTCCAACAGTGGACGTGGTCGTAGCCATCAGTGGGTTACCTCTCAGGAAGTGGCCGTGCTGTCAGTGGCGGAAGAACCGCCGCTGTACTGGCCGATCTCGATGACGATGAATTCGGCCGGGGTCTGAAGAGCGACACCGACAGAGATGTTCACGACGCCGTTCGCCACCGACGCGGCGGTGTTGTTGGACGAGTCGCACACCACGAAGAAGGCCTGCTCCGGCGTGGTACCGGCGAGCACACCCGTCTGCATCATGGTCAGCAGGTACTGCGAGATGACCGCGCTGATCTGGTCCCACAGGATCGAGTCGTTGGGCTCGAACACCGCGAATCGGGTGGCGTCGAGGATGCCCTTCTTGATCAGCATCAGCGACCGGCGGACGGAGACGTACCGGTCCGGCATGCCCTGCGACAGGGTCCGCGCTCCGTAGATCACGAAGCCCGTACCAGGAAGGGACTTGAGCACGTTGATGCCCGCGATGTTGAGGTTGTCCTGGTCGTCGTTGGAGAACCGGAACTGGACGTCCAACACGCCCTTGAGGACCGTGTCGATACCGGCCGGGGGCTTCTGCACTCCCCGGGTGGCGTCGGTACGGCTGTACTGACCGAGCACCGCGCCGCCAGGCGGCAGCAGACGGGCCGAGCCGGACGAGGCCGTGGCCGGGTCGTTGACTATCAACCACGGGCCGTAGATGGCCGCGTAGGACGACGAGCGGATCGCGGAACCGCCCGTGGACATGCCCTGGAGCGACAGAGCGTAGGAGTGCGCGTTGTCGGCGGCCGTGGGCTTGTCACCGTCCACGACGATGAAGACGCTGCCCTGGTCCTCGGCCCACTGGATGATGGGGTTCAGGACGGTGGCGTCGTTGACGCCCGGGAGGTTCAGGACGAGGTTGTCCTCGACGACCTCCAGCCGCTCAGTCGCAGCAGTCAGGTCGATCGCGGCCACACCCTCGGTGCCACCGGCCAGCGGGGTGCCGGTCTGGATCTCCGGCGCGTGGGTGGGATCCCAGGCCGTGGCCAGCAGCGACTGCACGTGGATGAAGGACGAGCCGGTGACCGGCGAGTTGATCAGAGCCTGCGCGTTGCGGGAGTCCGCCGGGTCCAGCGAGACATCGGAGAAGCGCTCCTTGAGGAACGCGGCCGTGTCACCGCCGACGTAGACGAACAGGTCGAACCGGCCGGAGCCGGAGGCGCCCGCTGCGATGTCGATGAAGACCTTGTTGCCCCAGGTGCCTGGGGAGATCGCGGTGACCTTGAGGGTGGCCTTCGGGGTCGCCTCGGTGTCGTCCAGGGTGACGGAGGCCGCCACCGCATCGGAGGCCGCAGCGCGCACGATGTAGGCGCCGTTGCCACCGTTGTTGAAGAACTGGTAGACGGCGAACGGGAGCAGGTCCGAGGTATCGCCGAAGCCGCCGTAGGTGGCGACGAACTGCGAGAAGGACGAGACCAGGGTCGGCGCCAGAGGGCCGCCCTGCTTGCTGGTGCCGACGAAGGCCGCAACGGACTCGCCGGGAGTCGTCGCGGTCTGCGCGAGCGGGGTCAACGTCTCGTCGATGTAGACGCCGGGCCGCTTGTAGACAGTCATCTGTTTCTCCTGAGTAAGGGTAAATTCCTGGGGCTACGAATCCTTGGTCCGGGTCATGGTCGGATTTCTTCGGCCGTGTAGTACTCGAAGTCCAGTGCCACGCTCTGCGCCTTGGCGTACTGCACAGCGGCAGCCTGGAGCATTTCGCTGGATACAGAGATCAGGTATTCGCGACGGAACAGCCGCTTTCCGTCCGCGTCGCGGGTGTCGACCAACTCGGGGCCGCCGAGCAAATCCAGTCGGCGAATCGTCCCGTCCTCGGGAACCTGAAGGAATCCGAACCGTGCCGGAATCCGATCTATCTGCGCGAGGGCAGAAGCCAGGGCCACGTCGTGCCAGTAGGTACGAGTGAAGACGATGATCCGGTACCGCAATTCGTAAGGGATCGGGTACTCGACGATGTAGGGAGACTGGGTGACGTCGTGGGACGTGGCGCCTTCCTCCCACCAGCCCGGCAATCCTTCGGGGGCGTACGGGAGCCGTACCGGACCACGGTGTTCGCGGTCGTCGGCCTTCTCGATGCCCGCGTGCTCGATCACGATCTGGGGGAAGGTCTGCGCGGCCAGCTCGCTCTCCGGAACGCGGTAGAGCACCGGGACAGCTCGGCCGTCCGGTGCATTCACGTCGGTGACGGTGAGGCCCTGGAGTTTCGCCTTTACGGCGCGGTCCTCATTGATGAGCCATGGCAAAGCGGGCCTCTTGAGATCTCGGAAAGCGGAAGTCCTCCGGCATTCAGGATCTCAAGAAGCCCGGCGAAGTTTGTAGTCAGGCCTTCTGGGACCAGCGCGCGAACTGCGCGTCGTTCACCAGCTCGTCCGGTTTCATCTGGACGCATTCCATACCGACGATGATGTCTCGGTTCTGGATCTGTCCCAGAACGGAAATCGACGAGACCCGAAATACGGTGTCGTCGTAGACGATCCGGTCGGTCAGGTACTTCTGGTGGTCGATGTCCTGGTCGGTGAATCCCATTTTTCGCAGCGCGTCGAACGATGCGGTGATGTGCAGGTTGTCCACCGTGTAGAGGCCCTGCGTCGTGTCCTGGGCCGGGCCCTGGTTGTGGACGATGTGCAGCGCAGGGATCCGGTACGGGCCGACGAAGATCTTCCCCTGGCCCGTGCCTTCGTCGTACAGGTCGTCTCCGGCCGGGTCGGCGTGGGAGAACCGGTAGTACTCCGCCCGCTCGCCGACCTCTGTCTGGCGCCCGCGAAGGACCCCCATGATGTCGGTGGTCTCGTAGTTGGCGTTGAACCGGCCGTGGGTCTTCCAGTCGAGGCGGCCCATCAGTAGCCCCAGGATCCGAAGACGTTGGAGGGAACTCCGGAATCGTCGTCGTTCTGGTGGCCTGGCCCGATCGGCGGGAGGATCCGCTGCGGCAGGGAGTGGTCGTCGTACTCGCGCTCGCGGAAGATGGGCACCAGGCGGCCGGTCGTACGCGAGACCCGGCGCAGGTTGGTGACCTCGATCGAGTACAGGCCCACACCCATCTTTTCGCAGAGCGTCTTGTACCGGTCGGTGAGCATGCCGATCTGCGTCTGGATCTGTGAGAACCGCTGACCCCGGTCCACCGAAGTGCCGTCCGAGGTTTGCACGTTGATGTCGGTCGCCGCGTCCGTGGACAGGGCCCACATGGCCTCGATGGCGGCCAGCATGACCACCATGACGTCCTCCTCCGGCGGGAGGGTAGAGACGTCGACCGCGACCTCGTCGTACTTGATGAAGCCGTGGCTGTCCTTGTAGCGGGTCGTGATGGTGCGGCCCCGGTTGTGCTGGGCGAGTGCGTCGTTGAGGTAGTTGTCCAACTCGTCGTCGGCGAACAGGCCGTAGGAGGACCCGGACACCAGCAGCAGGGCGTCGAGCGCCAGCGGCTGGGTCAGGTCGAGGATGCCGTTCAGTTCGTCCAGGACGTAGTCGGCGGGGGTGCTCAGCGTGGTCTGCGAGCCCCCCGAGATATGAAGCACTTCCAGGCCGGTGACGTTGTTCGCGCTCAGTTCGTACTGGGCGACATCACCTGTGCCCCGGAGGGTGTCGCGGAACGGCTGGAGCCGGTCGCCCAGCTCGGAGCGCACCCGGGTACGCAGTTCATCGAGAGTGGCCATTCCGCGACTTCCTATCAGGCGTTCAGCGTCAGAGCGCCAGCGGCGATCTGGAGCGATTCGTTGGTGACGGCCAGCAGCGGGTCGTCGATGGGCCACACGTAGATGCAGGTACCGGTCGTACCCGAGGCCGTGGTGACCAGAGCCGCGAAGGAGGCCGCGTCGACCATGTCGGCGGTGAACGGCCCGTAGAACAACATCGCGTTGTTGGCCGTGGTCATCGGGGCCCCGGATGGCGCCGTCCACACCACCTGCTGCCGCGCATAGCCGGGAGTCGTGATCTCCGGCAGCGTGGTCATGTCGACGGTGTCGGTGTCCCCGCCTGGGTCAGCGATGAGCAGAGCCAGGTAGGTGCTGCGGGGAGCGGTGTAGGCCACCGCCCGGCCGGTGAGGAAGTCCAGGGCGTTGCCCGCCCAGGTCTCTGTAGTACCAGCCATCAGGCATCACTCTTCTTGAACATGCGCAGGAAGTCGGACAGGTGCAGGGAGAAGTGCCGTACGGCTGTGCCCGGCGCGTGGACGCCTGCATCGGTGATCACGTGGGTGTCGTGCTCGTAGGCAAGGAGGACCGAGTCCTCGCCCGCGTGGCCGATGCCAGCGGTGCCTGCCGGGTGGACGTCGACCACGGACACCACGGAGCCGGAGGGAACGTGTCCCAGCCCGGCGCCGTGGCCCTCGGCGTTCTCCAGCACGAACGTCTCCCCGGCGGTGGGGGCGACAGGAGCGGGAGTCTTCATGAGATAGGTCTCCTTGGACCGTCAGTGCCAGATGTAGCCGAGGGAGTCGAGGTGGTCGTAGAGAGCCTTGGGCGCCTTGTAGCGGACGCCCTCTTCGAAGTCGAAGTGGTTGCCGTGGCCGTAGGTCATGTTCTCCAGCGAGGTGTTCACTCGGAACTCACGCATGGGGGTCTCGACCTCGATAGCCTCCGACACCTCGATCGGCGCCGGGGCCGGAGGGGCACTCATGTCCCTCGGTACGACCTCGTGGACGGTGTCGTCGCGCTCGGCAGCGGCCTGGGCGTTGATGAGCGAGATCTCGTTCTCGCGCGACTTCAACTCCTCGGCGTGCTCCTTGGCGAGAGCGGCCTTGTTGCGGCCGGTCAGATCACCGGGGCGGGCGACATTGCGTGCAGTAGGCATTTCAATTCTCCGGGTTCGGGACTCGTTTATCGTGAAGCGGTACTACTCTAACGAGGAAGGGGAGCGGTCCTGGTAATCCAGAACCCGCTCCCCTAACTTGTGGACTAGCCGGTTACCGCGAATACCAACTCAACTAGGATTCCTTGCGGAATCACTGGCTCAGTTGGTCTCCGCGATGAGGACCGCCTGGTCGGTGATGAGGCCCAGGCCCCAAATCGCGTACCAGGCAAGGGCGTGCTCTCGGCCGAAGTCGAGAATGCCGCCGTCACGCAGTTCGACCGGCAGCGAGATCGCGTGACCGAATGCGTTGTCGCCCAGGAAGATGGACTGGTAGACGCTGGTGCCACCCGCGTTCTGGACCTGCTTGACCTGAGTCGTCTCAATGAAGACGACGTCGTTCAGGCGGCCGATCTCACCGAGCATGAAGTTGCCCGGCGCGGCGTACTTGGTTACCTCGATGAATTCCGGGTCATCACGCAACTTGCGGGACTGGTGCGGGTGGATGAAGGCGACGTAGGTCTCGCCCAAGCGAGGGACGTTCTTGGTTGCCAACGTCTCGACGGCGTCCTTCACCAGGGCGGAGGTGAAGTGGTACGTGCCGGTCAGACCGTCGGTGCTGGTGGCCGCCGAGCCGGGGGTGTAGACGCCCATGCCGGTCATGGCCGTCGCGGTGGCGTACTTGTTGTAACCCCAGATCTTCGAGGACGCCTGGAGCAGGGTGTCTCGCGCGGACTGGTCGAGGTAGAGAGCCATGTTGCGTCCGAGCAGACGCGAGGCGGACGCCATGACGTCGTCGAACGATGCGTTGAGCAGGAGTTCCGAGACGGCGACGGCGTAGCCGTGCTCCGCGACGGTGATGGAGAACTGGCTGGCAGACAGGGCGTTGGTCTGCATGCGCACACCTTCGACCAACTGCCCGGCGGAGCCGAGGTTGTTGTACCTCATGAAGTTGATCGTGAGGCCGGGCTGAACGCCCAATTCGGTCTTCTTCACCGCGAACTGCTCGAAGCGGAGAATCGGCATGGACTGGAACAAAATCTCCTTGCTCCAGATGGTCTGAATGGCCGCACCGAGAGTGCTGTTGGCGCCCG